CTCACATCCCCGCCCGCGACTGTTACCGTCTGCCGACGTATCGCGGCGCTGGTGCCTGTGCCCTGGAGCGACATGTACCCACCGGTTAGCCATACCGAAGAAGCCGAGCCTTCGTCCGCGTCAATCCAACTGGTTAAGTCCGTCGGGAAAAGCCCATTCGCTATGGCTGTGGCTACCGAGGCGCGCGTCACGAGAGTATCCGCCATACGCACGCGCACGAGGTAATCCGTGACTTCAATCAGCCCGGTATCCGTTATCGAGTAAATGAAGGGGATGTGCTTCGCGGCCGCGTTCGACGCGGTGGCGCCAAGATACTGTAGCCCAGGGCGGAGAGACATAGGCCCCAAGGTTCGAGGCATGAAATTAGTTTGTGTTGCGGCCGAGAGTGCGATCCTCTGCACATCCACGCGGCCCATAAGTAGAGGGGACACTATGCCGCGGTTAAAGGACAACAGTTCGTGGTTAGATTTCAAAACATGTTCGGCCAGTTGCCGCGGTTCGCGCGCCAACCGTACCCGCCCCTAGCCGTAGCCCATCCTGACGGAGCGGCGAATACCGCTGGGCCTTCCATAGCGTCCTTGGCCAAGGCGTTGTCCAGGGCCTTCTTCAGGTCTCGGTTCAAGCCTTCTTTCGCCATACCTGGGTTCAGTCGTTCCACGATCCACGAGGCCAGTAGCAATTCTCCGTAGGTGGCCATCAGCGCCGACCATTTCGCCAGGTCCGAACCGTATGACGTAGAGTTGGATACGTATTGCACGTACACGGTTGTCAAGCTGGCGAACCACCAAGCACCGTCTTCCGTCCGTTGCGTGACTTCGTGGTTCAGGAACTCATCGCTCGAAAACTTGAAGAGCTTCACGTGGTCTGTGGGCTTCACAAAAGCATTCGGATACCCGAAGGTTACCGTAACGCTCGGGTCATAATCAATTTGCGACGTGCGCAGGGCGCATTTCCAGAACCCTTGTTGGAGAACATAGTCCACAAAGTTCTGGTATTTCTCGTCCAGCGTACGGCGCGACTCAACGCTATCCGTCAGTGTAGCCAACGAGCGCTCCCCAATTGCGAAGAGCGCGCCGTTATATAGTCGGAGTTTAGTCGTCACGGGTTACGCTGCCACGCTTGCTGGCACGACGGTCTGTTTAGCTTGGTACTCTTTGATCCAGTCTTGGGCCAATTGCTTGGCTGCAAACCCGGACTTCATCACCTGTTTGTCTTTCGTGCGGTGCACGCGATACATGCTGTTCGGTGACTCCGTGCCAAACTTAACGTAGAAGTCTTCGGCAGGGGCTTGAATAGCCGCCGCTTCGGCGACCATATCTATGAACCCACGAACGATAAGCTTGGCGTAGTTGTGTCCTACTTCAACCACCATCAGATCGGCGAACCAAGCGCCGCCCTCGACCGCTACTTCGATGCGATCATATTTGTGCAACCGGTCCTTTGCAATGTGCATCCAGGCACTTGGTTCCAGAAGATCCTTCAATTCGGTTTCAAACGGGACCGTCAAGAAGTGACAAATGCGGGCGCCATTGGCCTCGCGGAGCTGGTGACCTAGAACTTTCATGGAGGACTCCGTAGCTAAAAAGAAGGGGAAGTAGCGAACTACTCCCCCTAATGTACCACATCCTAACCGAAAAGTTAAGCCAGAGTTGCCGCGTTCACGGTGATAGCGCTAGCGGCAGTGTGCATAGTCCCGGTAGCGGAATCGGTATCGACCACGAATACGATGTCGTTTGCTTTCAACCCTTTGTTCGCGCCATCAGAAAAATACCCAGCGCCAGCGACGGTAGCGTGCGCGTCGGTATTGGTGTAGGACCAGATAGACGGGGAAACGCCCTGCCCAGAAATAATCAAGTTCATAGTTGCTGTAGTATATGCCATGTAAAAATCTCCTATGTTTGTTGAAAGAGCCCCGTTTCCGGGGCTACGAAACCTTACAGTGCAGCGTAAGCCGAGCCGTCATGGAGAATTTGCACGATACCCGTATTCTGGAGGATCTTGCTGCCCATGAACGCTTGCGTACGCGCCCAGCTATAGCCCTGTTCCGCCATGTACCCGGCTTCCGTGGTGATGCTATCCTTATCACAGATATGCGCAACCGCGTTCTTGTTGTACATGTACATTTTCTCAGACGCGGTGCCTTTGCCGACGATGTTCGGGTGTACAATGAAGTCGATGCCCGCCCAGTTGTACGCGTTCATGATACCGCCGGTGAATTTCTTACGGTCCACGAAATCCGCCGAAGCGAATTCAGTGGTCTGCATCAGGTACGCATGTGCCCCCGGAGAAATTACGCAAGACACTTGACCGTCGGTAGCCGAGGCGTTGCCCAGGATCGCCAGAGCGTGCATGAACACATCGAGGCTCGCTTTCTTCGCGGCACCGGTGTCTTGGGTTGCGTTAGCCAGCTCGGTGAGGATATCCAAGTCAATTCGGCGGTGCATAACAGCCAGCGAATTGTCCTGCATGATTTTCTTGCGGTTGCCCTGGCTGGTGAAGATGTTGAAATTGGTGGCCTTACGCAGATCGTTCCACTCAACTAGAGTGACGGTATTCTGATTGAGGTTATCGTCTTGCGCGGTAATCAGGCCATTCAGGCCACGAGTACTCGGCACGTCGCCACCAGAATCCGCGACAAGAACCACGGCGGAAGTGCCACGGATGTCGGCATCGGTAGTGACGGTGCTACGGAGTAGGTTTTTCTTTTGTTCGTAACCAGCGATGTACTCGGCGCGGTATACTGTCTGGGCGGCGGTATCAGCCATTGCAATTCTCCTTAAAAGTTGATAGATTGGTTCATATCAGCAGTTAAGGGGAGTCCATCTTGCTTCGGATACGGGAGCCCTTGCGGATCGTATCGTGGCTCTGGGGCCGCACTAGCTGTAGTGGTAAGTCCCAGAAAGACTTCTGGGACTTAGCTACATATTACTATATATGCGGCCCTACTGTCAACGCTTTTGTGTGTAGCGATCTTTTTCTGAGATAAGACGTGTGAACTCTTCTTGGAATTTCCGGGCCTGTGGCCCGTGCCAGTACTGACTGTCCTCACTACGGTCTCCAGACATCGCCGTTAGTTCCGCAATGCGCGCATCTAACGTCTGCATGGTGCCCATCCCCGACGCGGGAACAACGGTAGGCATAGGATTGGTCTCTCGCGCGAGATTCGCCAGCCAACGCATGGCCTCGGGGCTGTCCTTCAGCCTTTGGCCATCGGGCATTCTCGCATCCAGAAGACCCGCTTGAATAGCCTCTGGCGCTGTGGCGATCAGGTTATTGATGCCGTTGTAGTTGGCCGTGGCTTCCGGGCCCCATTCCTGGCGCAACTGGGCTTTCGTATTCGCGGCCGTCTCGATGTCCTTCTGTTCTTTGGCCGATTCACTGGCGACATGCTGCCCTAGGAGCGAGGCCAAGCCAGCGTTAACTTGCTCCTGCGACGCATGCACTTTGTGCATGGCTTCCAGGTATTGCCCGAAGATACCCTCCCCCTCGGAGTTAAGTTCTATCCCGTCGGGTAGCTCCACTTCGTAGTCCGTGAATACCGCGGGTACACCATGCGCGCTACGATACGCAGTCAGTTCCTCTGGGGTGGCGTTCTCTCCAAGTTTTATTGGCGCCACACCTTCCGATAACTTCTTCTGGGTAGCCTTCAGCGCGTCAAGCACCGCGGCATTGGACGAGTACCTTGATGCCCAAGCAAGGGCTTTTTCATCGCCCTTGGCCCATGCTGCGCGTTGCTCGACCCATGACTGCGGGGCGGCGTCCCCTTCGGTGGCGGGCGCAGATGCCTTTGCTTCGGCTACCGGGGACGAGACTTTGACATCTGCTACAGGCGCGTCTACTACGGGCGCCGGGTGTGTGGTATCAGGTGCTGCGGGGGCTACGGTGTCTACCACGTTAATCTCCTAAATGATTGAACAGATTGCGTTACTACGCTTGATAACTAGTACGGCGCCCCCGTTAGGGGCTACGAATGTCCGGTTGGATTTCCAAGCCTCGTTGGCCACCGCCCGTTCGTCGCATATGGTGACGTGGGTTACCGAGTCTTTTACTATAACGACGCATGGCGTCACACTACATAACTGCAACAATAATACCAGAGTCTCGAGCATAGGTACTCCTCAGTGACCAGTCCAGATATCGTACTGCCCGACCGCGCGGCATGCGGCCTGTATTCTGCGCTCCAAGTCCTTTGCCGCTGCCGTACGCGTTATCCCAATGCCAAGTATTTCGGGGAAGGCGTCTACTGAAGCCTGATACCTCCGACCGCCTTTATCGTAATCGCACCAACCAATTGTCATTATCATACGTCAGGTAGCACAGCGGGCACAAGGTCTAACGCGCCTACGATCTGTTGGCCCGCGAACATCCGGCCGGTACAGAACGCGTGGTCGTGGGAGTCGGTGCGATACGCCAAATCGTAGGTGCGACAAGCCTCGTTTACGATCCACGCCATAGCCTGCCGCTGCTGGTCGGGGGTAGCCGTCCCTTCGGCCACGGCCTGAACCGCGCAGATCGCTATCTTAGTGTGCCGTGCGGACTGCCACGGCACCGGGGGTGCTACGGGCCCCGCGTTTGTTCCTGGCTGGTACTTCGGACTGGGCAACTTGTTAGCCATTAGGCACCTTGAATATTTGTGTCACCGATGGTCTGCGCTACATCCGCGCCTTGTTGTTGCAACGCTAATGCTTGGCTGGCGTCCGCGGCGGCCTTCTCATTATCCGCCATGGCCTTCGCCTCGGCTTCGGTACGCATCCATTTCGCGGGTGTTTGATTCGCCTGGATAACATCCCGATACGCTACACCCATATTTACCACATGTTTCACTGTCGGGTCAACTGCCATCGCTGTTGTCATCTGCTGGTTCATGTCCATGAACACTTGCACTTTGGCTTGGTCCACTGCGTCATGTAGTGGGGACTCGAACGAGAACTCTACCTCTGCCCCACGTAACTCTTCTGGCATATCCAATAGCGACCCGAAAGCGCCCACCCGGAGTAACTTCTCAAAGGCATCGTCGCAAAGAGGGGCGTTCACCTCGTCCTCGTACGGTGAGAATAAGGGCAGAATTTCACGGATATGCTGTTTGGCTCGCTCGCCCATCTCGTATGCGGACACGTGCGAGACCATCGGCGGCAGGAGAATGCGCTTGCTGTACATGGCCTCTGATATCTGTTCTCTCAGATCGCGCATCATGTCCATGCCTAGGGGGATGCCGCTCTTGTCCATCTCTATTATTTGAAAGTGATCTTTAAGCGCCCCGTCGGTGTAGTCGGCCCACGTGGTGCCTCCCGCGTACGCACGCGGCGCTTGGCCACCAAATACGTGCTTGTTCGCCGCCATGGGCGGATTGACGGCTTTCTCCCCGGCCTCAAGCAAGGTGTACATCATGTTCTGTAGCCCGCGCGCGTCCATCAACGCGATAGCGGTAGCCGGGGAGAAGGCGTATTGACTACCAGATATCGTTGCCCACCGGGGGATGATGTATCCCAGCTCCAGCACGCCCTTGGCTTCCATCACGTGCTTGCGTGCGATGTCGATAAACAGCGACACGAAAGGGTGTTTCGTAGCGACCGCGGTGTACATCTCCGCCGGGACTACGACGTGCCAGGTAGGTACTTCGCAATACGGGTCTTTCTCTAGCTTAGCCGCTACGTCCTTGTGCAAAGCCCCCGGAAATAGTTTAGCAAGATCTACCGCCCGTGGCTTCCACTGACGGTATACGATATCTAAAACCCCATCCACGTTCAGGGTCCATGCCACGTCTCGGAGGTGCCAGCTTCGGTATAATAACCCTTGGGTTGCCCGGTTGAAGGATGGTTGGATAACCCCTTGGCCAAAGGTGGCCCAGTCATGGTCAAATTCCGTCGTGGCGCGCAGGAACTGGCTCTTGCGATGCAACATAGCTCGGCGTTGAATCTCTTCGCTACGCTCAAGCCAGGCCCGCCCAACCGGGGACACTTTATCCCAGTCGTATTTGGTGCGTGTGTGGAACCAATTTTTCGTTGTAGGCCGCGTATTACTTAGCGCGTTGCCCAAGTCCCGACGCGCTAGCACTGGATGCGAGGCCGATAACTCCAACTTGGCTTCGGTACCCGGTACACGATCGCTGGTGAAGTCCGCGCGCTCTGGGTAGAAGTTCTCGGCCAAGTCTTGCCACAAGCGTAGCAGTGGCGCTCGGTCGGAGAAGAGTTTAGTCCCCTGGTTAATTAGTTCTTCTACAACCTTTGTCATTATCGCCCCGTATCGCTAAACATTGTCGAAGCCCGTCCGCCCCGCGCAGCCGCAAGCATGGCCGCTTTCTTGCGCGCCGCTTCTACTGCTGCCGAATCGATGGTGGGCATGTCTAATTGCTTCGCTGCTTCCGCTTTTATTGCGTCTAATGCTGGGTCGCCCGTTGTTGCGGCTTCTTCTGCATCCGCCGCTTTTTGCTTAGCCCTATCGGAACCCGTTATCTGGCCAAGAGTTAGCGCCCCCCTACCTTTCTTCGCGACGTTCCCTAATGCCTTAGCGGTCAGGGTAGCCCCAGGTATGAATCTGGCGCCAGTTTTTACTGCCTTTTTAACCGTCTTCACCGCTTTCTTTAACCAGCCCATAGTCTACCCCAGAGTCGTTTTCGGAATGTTCGCTTGTTGCGCCGCGAGCAAGGCCGCTTTTTTTTTCTTCTCGGCTTCCTGCGCTGCCAATACGGCTGGGTCGAGAACCCCTGGCGCCGCTACTGAGTCAACCGCCGCGGTGCCACCCAAGCCCATCTTGGCGCGTAACGCGGTAGCCGCGTCGGTTTTCGCCGTTTCAAGGCCTTTTACCCGAGCTGCTTCCACATCGGCTGCTGCTTTCACATTCGCAGTGTCAATGGGCGCCTGAGCTGCGGCCGCATCCGCCTCTTTTTGCTTAGCCCTATCCGAACCTGTTATCTGGCCAAGAGTTAACGCGCCCAGGCCCTTCTTGGCGACATTATCCGCGGCTTTGAATATCTGTCGGCCAATTTTGGTGCGGCCACCAACGGCGGTCTTCACCGCGCCTTTGACGCTCTTCACCGCTTTCTTTAACCAGCCCATTTTAATAACCCTTTCGGCGAAACATCTGCCCGAAACGTTTTTTACCAGGAGCGGCCGCAGGGGTAGCCATTGTCTTTTTAGCGGGCATCTTCGCAGCGGCAGCCGTAGCGACTGCGGCAAACGGGCTATCTGTTGGCTGCGTAACCAACGGCACTTCGCTCGGCATAGCGGTAGGGTCCATAGCTACCGGGGGGCCCGCGGTAGCAGGGTCCGTAGCCGCTTTCTTCTTGCCGCGAAACAAGCCGCCACCGAGGTTTCCAATGGCCTTCTTGATCATCTTGTTGAACATAGCTATCTCCTATTTCGTTTCGTGATCTGGCGATCCGGGAGCGGGCCACCCTGCGCTGCGGCCCAACCCCCATTCACATTCTTCTGCTTCTGGCCATCAAACCAGGCCATTATTACCGCGTCCCCGCTGTCCGGTGACCGTCCAATTCGTTTACACACGTCTTCTTTTGATTCAAGGACCAAGCCGTTGGTAGCATTTTTGTACCTTGGAGCGCACAAGTCGGCAAGAAGTGCCGAAGAGGGAGGGAGGCAGATACTCGAACCATTTGGCTGGGTGGGATCGAGGGCTTCACGGAATCTCCAATACGCAGCGGTTCGAGTGTTCGACAATTTTAGCGCACTATTCTCGGTACGTCCACCGTATTTTTTAATGCCCATGTACCCGACGGCATCAATCCCGTTCTCCCGGAGCGTAGCCAAGGCGTCGCCGCCCCACCCTCCCCCGAGGTCGATTATCACTCGGGCGCCATCGCGTCGCACCGACACAATACGGCCTGCGAGTTGTTTGGTATCCAGAACTTCTTTGCCTTGTAGCACGATCAACTGTGCAAACCAACCATCGTGCCTGCGTGCTATCACCGTGGCGTCTTTTCCACCGGGGAGGGATACATCGACCCCTATCGCGCACATGGGCACGCCTACGGGCGGATTAGGAGCCCAACGGGCCTGTGCCGCTTGTACCCAAGTTGTAGGGATACACTGGTTCGCCTCATCCTCAAGTGCGGCACCAAACAGGCCATCGCGGTACGCCGCTCTTTCGAGAGGGGGCAGAGCGGCGAGACGCGCACGATACGCGGGGGTATCTTGGTCTGGGTTATCCACCAGTTTGGAAGGGATGAACGACCGTGATGTGGCGTATATCTCTTGGCCGTTGATTACATACGGGCCTGGTCCGTCAACTTCCATCTCCTTGCCGTCTTCGCCGGTGGTGTACCAACGAAGTTCACCCGGTTGCGCCGGGTTGTTGTGGTGTGGATCGAGCCACGCGCCCCATCGTCTCAATATCCAGAACCCTTGCGGATCTGTTGGCGGATTGCCCGCGGCCACGATGCGGCAACGCTGGCCAGGTACCGGTGACCGGTTCCAGCCTGTGATGAACATGTACTGCGATTCGGTAAAATCTGGTAATTCATCGAAGCCGTAGAAATCTTTCGCGGAGCCCTTGCGTTTTTGCTTGTCTTCTTCCAACTGGCAACCGCCGATCTCTACGACGCGCTCGCCCACACGCCATAGGCCCTGCTGGCCACTCCAGCCATCGCGGTTGCCTATGATCTCGGTCATACGCTCTACAAGGCCATTGGCCGCGTGGTTCGTTCGGCGAAGAAGTAGCGATCGGCGATGCGCGGTGATACCTAAACCAATGAGCAAATCCGATTTACCTCCCCCGGCTGCCCCGCCATAGAACAACTCATCGGCCTTGGAGAAATACGCCGCGGTCTGCGGCCCAGGGTTCGGCTTCCACAACAAACCGTCATTGACCTTCTTCGCCGCAGCGAGCCACTTGGCCCGCTCTTCTGGGGTCATGGCTTCCAGTTTCTTTTTGGCTTCGTCTATGCTGATCATGTTTTAGGTTATCGTGTCAAGTACGTGGGGACATCCCTGTCTTGCAAGTCCATAGCCTTTCGGCTCCTTGTCGGGTTTGCTCTGTACTGATCTCTAGTCCGCGTTAAAGACTACGAAATCGAAACTGGTCTGCGCCGTAGTGGCAACGGTATTGATGGTGAACGACCCCGCAGCAGGCACCACTGAGGTAACCCGTGCGGTAGCGTCATTTGTCGAAGCCACTACCATAACATGACTGGCCGCGGTTACGAGACTGTTTGTGACCACTACCGAAGTACCCGCTGCGGCAATGTTCACGCGCCCAGAGGCTTTGTTTATTATGACCGCGCCTACTGTTGCGGTGTTGGTGTAGTCAAGGCGAAGGCCACCAGCACTAACGGTTCCTGCTACCCCCGCGCCTCCGGCAACAACCAAGGCGCCCGTCGTGAGGCTCGTTGACGCGGTTGCCGCGCGGACGTTTAGCTGGCCCGTGCTACCTAGCGTTAACCGCTGAGTACCTGCGGTAGCCCAGTCAATAGTATCCGCCGCACTGAAGTACATTCCGGTGTTCGTATCCCCTTGCGGCGCGAACACGGGCAAAGACACAGTACCTAGCGCCGTAGGGCGCAGGCACCCCTCGTTCGATATCCTTAATAGCTCTGCGTCCACGCTGTCCGCCCAGCGATATTGCGCAATAGCGGGTGACGCTTGCTTCGCTCTAATCAAGAAGCCCCAGTTAGCATCGGAGTAGTAGCTGCCCGGTAGGTAGTTCCCTCCGGTTCCAACAGTAAGGGACCCACCCAGCACGGCGGACCCAGCTACCCCAGCGCCTCCGGCAACAACAAGAGCGCCTGTTGTGACAGATGTACAGTCCGTGGCGGTAGCAACCACGAACCCACCCGCAACGGGGAAATACGCCACCTTGACGTTGCTGGTATAAATGTTTAGGTCTCCGTACGTACCAGTTCCGGTCTTAAACGCCTCTATGCGGGTCTCGGTTACGTTAACAAACAACTTTAGTACCGTGGCGTTATCCGGGTCGTTACTCCCGTAACACAAAATCTGGGAGCCCGTCGCTGTGCCGTTTGGCATTACAGACAGGCTAGTGCCATTATTTAAGGTGCTCGTTTGCACAATAGTTCTTGCTGAATGTACCCCAGACCAGTCGAAGGGTCCTAGTATTCTTACAGCGCTACCGGATAGCGTTATGTTCGCGGCAATCAGGCCGCTCAAGGCCGTTGTTTTAGTCTGCCCCGTCGAGTCCACAACCCGCCAGCCATCCCCATGCACGTACACAAGCTGGTCGCCAACAGCCAAGGCGACTGTGACAATAGTGTAGAGGGTGGTGTTGTCGTTATATCGAATTGTGGCGGTAGCCGCTACCGTGTCGCTGTTGCGCACCGAAATGTAGTCTATGTCCCGAATGGTACTGGCTGCGGGCGCTGCGCAGATGTCAACCGCCGTGGTCGAGTTCGTGTTGGCAAGCTGCGCCGCCCCGGAGTAGGCGGTACTGGTGCGATCCGAGTACATGACCATCACTGGCAACTGCGCGGTGGTGATTATGCCGGAGAGGAGTATCTGGATCTTACGCAGGGTCGAATCGAGTCGGAGCATGTGTTACCCGTGGGCTGCGGCGAATTGCATTAACATGGCCGTGCGTGTCAAGGCCGTGGTACTGGAGGTGGCTTCCTGTTGCACGAAGGCCGTGGTAGCCAACTGAGTAGTATCGGTGCCTGTAACCGCGAGTGGGGCGGTAGGCACGCCCGTAAGCGCAGGGCTAGCCAGAGGGGCCTTAGCATCAAGCTGCGCCTGTATGTCACCAGTGACATTTACGAGGGTCAGGATATCGGCTGCGGATACCGTGCCGATGGTCGTGTTCGCGGGTA